CCCCACCTGACCCAACTGAATTAGCTGATTATGCTATTATTGGAGCAAAATTTATTAAAGATGGAGCATTGGGGCTAGGTGAATGGACGGTGAAAATGAAAAACAAATTTGGTGATGCAATTGAGCCATTTCTTAAACAAATCAGAAAACAGTCTGATGATCTTATTTCTCAATACGAGAAAGCAAAAGCATCAAAAAAGACCGCCAAAAAAGCGGCAACTGATTCATTGGAATCTGAAATTAAATCTGCAAAAAATTCTATATCAAAAATAGGCAAACCATCTACGGAAATTGAAAAAGAAACTATTGCTAGACTTGAAAAACAAGTTAAGAAAGCTCAATCAAAATTAGATGAAATTAATGCTGGAAAAGTTGAAGACCCAAAGAAGTTGTTAGGCCCAATTTCTGAAAGAGTTGACGAACTTCAAAAACAAAAGTCTGATATTGAAAAAAGCATTAGGGAAATTAAGAGAAAACAATCAGAGCAAGAAAGAACCGCTATCTCTGATCAGAACTTAAAAAACAAAGCAAAAAACCTAGAGCCAGTTGGAGAAAATATTACTCCAAAACAAGCAAAGGTTATTTGGGATTATGCCAAAAAGTTCTACCTTGATAAAGGGCCAATGGATCTTACTGAAATGGTTAATAAGGTTGCTGATGATTTAGGTCTAAAACCAGAGAATATCTTAAAAGCATTTGCTTCGCCAAAAACAATGCGTAAAAAGATTAACAACTTGATTGATGCTCAATATAATAGAGACGTTGCTGTAAAGGCGGCTAAACGTTGGTTAGATGAACAAGAGAAATCTTGGGGAGTGAAAAATTTGGATAAGGCTTTCTCTTTGGCAGTTAAAAGCAAAATCATGGGTCATGGTTCTGCTGCTCCGGGAACTCACGCTCCGAATCTTTTGTTTTCTCATCCTCTTGAATGGCTAAAAACATGGGGTGATGCTTTCAAGTATAGTTTTACAGGAGAAAAAGGAAGAAGGCAGAACTATATTGACAATCAAGAAGTAAAATCTGATCCAAATTTTCATCATGCTCGCCAATATGGATGTGAGGTAGATCCAGATAAAAAACAACTTGGATATGAACATTCTGATTCCGAGAATAAAATAATTAAGGTTTTAAATAAATTTACAGGTGGGCGTGGATATGATTCACTTTTTTCTTTGAGAATGCGTATGTGGAACTCTGTTTGGGATCGTTTGAGCGCAGAAGAAAAAACCCCTGAATTTGGTCATTTTCTTGCCGATTGGGTAAATCATCAAACTGGATTTGCACATGGTGAATACATTTTGGCAAACAATCTTTCAAAATATGTTTTCTTTGCAAAGCCATTGTATAAGTCCAGATGGGGATGGTTGCTTGGTGATCCATTAAATGCTGGTAAGAACTTGGCTAAATGGGCTGCTGGAAAAGCAAGTCCTGCCGAAAAGCTACAAGCCACGGTGGAATTAAGAACCAAAATGAAATTTATGGCTGCTTATGCGACTATGCTTGGATTTAATCAAATGTTACTTCAAGCTACAGGAGGCAACCAAAAGGTTAATTGGACTGATTGGAAAAAGGGAGATTGGTTGGCATTTAAGGGATTTGGATATGAGGGAACTCCCATGTATGCAATGACTAGATTGATTCGATTGCTTGGAAATGAAGTTCATGTTCTTAATCCTTATTCTCAACTTACCTCTTTTGAAAAACTTCAAGGAGGAAGGAAAAATGTATTTGTGAACAATATTCGTGATTATCTTGCTGGTGGATGGAGTCCAGGATTACAAGATATTTTTGCTGTTGTTACTGGAAAAGATTACAGTGGTAATGTAATGCCTTGGTCTAATGAAAAACCAGAACAAGGGGCACATAGATTGACACCTTTTCAAGCCGCTTCAGAGATATTGCTTCCAATACCTATTGCAGAAGCAGTTTCTCAAAAAAAATGGACAGAAGGTGCTGTAAAGGGAATTGCTTCTGGTATTTTTGGTATTCAATTAAGAACTCCAGAAGATGTAGAAAGATTTTCAAATATCAAATCTCATCATCATACATCATCTCGCAGTTCATCGGGGGGTAATTAGTGCTTGATTCCTTTACCTCTTTCAGTAAATCTTTAGTTTCACCAGCAACCACTATGAGCAAAAAATATATCCTGCCAACATCTCTTAAATATCCTTTTGAACAATCCGAGTTCCCCGGTGATCTCAATCTTCGTGAGATTCGGGAACATGGAGAAAAGAACAAATTACCAGAGGTTTCCTTTTACCAAGCTATCGTTATCGCCCTCCTGGAGCAGAGGAACTACTTTGTTGTGGAAGCTATTCGATACGCAAAGGAGTATGGTCAGTTGCCTCAAGTGGAAGAGCAAGATCCAGAGGTAGAAGAGAAAACAGAGTTTCCAGAACTCAAGGTCATTACTTCTGACGAGCCAATAGTGGAAAGATTCCGCAAAAGTTACGAGTAGGTCGTGGCTACCTTCCTCAATATGGGGCGGTATGGGGATATCGTATCGTTCCTCCCTGTACTAAAGAATGAGTTTGATGAGACGGGCACAAAACCTGGCCTCATTGTATCCAAGGATTATGCTGACATCCTAGAGGGTGTTAGCTATGTCAATCCCATTATTTATGATGGGCCATTTGAGGATGTCACGGGAGCGTTAAAGTTTGCCAAGGCATCAGTAGGAGATGTAACTACAACTCAAGTGGTCGGGATTACTGATGTGATCGTTAGCCAAGTATATGGTAACCATGTCGGGCCACAGATTGTCTGTGATTCATTCCAACAAGATAGTTTTAGACTAGCAAGCAAGTTGGATCTCTGGCCTAAACAACCAAAGCTGGTCTTTGATAAGAGGGATGCCAAGAGGGAAAAGAAGCTAGTGAAGGGATTGCCAAAGGATAAGCCTTGGATTGTGGTATCTACTGGTGGTACTTCCTCCCCATTCCAGTATCAAGAATTGCTATGGGAGATCCTAAATAACTCACTTCCAGAGTTCCATATTGTCGATCTCGGTAAGATCAAAGCAGAGAAGTTCTATGATCTCCTTGGCATTATGGATCATCCTAATACCCATGCCATGATTTTGACTGATAGTGGGCCGCTACACCTTGCATACGCCACAGAAAAGCCAGTTCATGCCATTGTCACAGATAGACCCTCCCTGTGGCATGGGACAGCTTGGAGACTATTCTATGCTTCTTATACACGATATAGGCACTTCCCTAGAGATGTGGTTGGCATTCTGGAGAAGATAAGGCGTAAAGAAAAACTTACCATCCTCTATCCAGAGATTGTCCATGTGTATCAGAAGATGCCTTGGGCTACTGGAGATGAGAAGAGGCGTAATGATCTAGCGGCAAAGACATGGGAATCTATTGGTTGTATTGATTTGGGGTTGGATGACAACTGCTTTGTAAGATCATCGGCTGAAGTTATACCTGATGAAACCCGTAGGATACCCATGATTAAGGATATGCTTCGTCTGGCTTGTGCGGGTCGTGATGATGAAACGGTTCTATTACTGACCAATACGGATACTTGTGTAACCAATAACCTAATCCAAAGGCTAGAGGGAGTTCTTCCAGCCTATTCCTATCGTAGAGACTTCAAGAGATTAGATGATGCCCTTCCTTATGATCGCATTAGCGCAGGGGCAAAGTATTCTGGATGTGACTTCTTTTCCATGAGGGTAGGATGGTGGAGGCGCAATCATCATTTATTTCCTGACATGGTATTGGGAAGACACTCATGGGATCGTATCATGAGGGAGTTATTCAAGATATCTAATGGTCGAGAGATTGAAGATATCATCTACCATGAATGGCATCCTTCCTTGTGGGAGGGTGATGGACTGCATAGAGACCCCTCCAACCTACGCAACTGCAAGCTGGCTAGGGAATGGTTGACTGAACGGAAAATGCCGCTGGAGGAGCTAGAAACCCTTAATTATGAGGGTAAGTTCAAGCGTCCCGACTTTAGCAAGTTGAGAACGTAGCGGTAATATCCCACCGCACAGAATCTTCTTCTCCAATAGAAGTAACGATTTTGTAACCTAATTCAATTAATGGATTATAAATATCTGATTTAGAGAATCCTGCCCTAGCAAGCATTTCGGGATATATTTCACAAATAATAATAGGTTTGTGTTTTTTGATTATTTCTTTTGCTCCTTGGATAACAGGAGGTTCATATCCTTCACAATCAATCTTGATTAAAGTAATAGCGGGGAATTTTTTAAAGTAATCGTCAAGTTTTATACTTTTCTTTCCATTCTCATCTAATTTTACTGTGCGAGTTCCAGGGTTCCCATTGAGGGGGTCTTGATTTACTGAAACTGAATCACCGTTCCCAACCGCATCATTGATTGCTCTAATATTGGTGCTGTTCTTAAAAACATTATACTCCATGCAAAAGAACGCATCTTTCTGTGGTTCAAAGGCATAAACTGCTGCTCCTTTTTTGGAAAAGATAAGGGCGGTATCTCCGATAAACCCACCGACATCAATAACTATATCACTAGATTTAAGGGATTTTACTTCTGGAAGGTTGGCAATAGAATGCTCTAGGCATATTGTTCCATGCTTTAATGCCTCTGGAGTAAGATTCTGATCATCCGTAAGACAAATCATTGTCTCGTTAATGCGAGTAATTTTGTATTGGTTCATTTCTTTTCCTTGAATTGCCCTAGCTTGATAGGGTTTTTGGTTTCTTCAAGCCTTTCTGGAGTTACCCACATCTCTATTCCTTTTGGGTGGTATGCCCAGAATCGCTTTGTTTTATCCTCATTCCAAGTTCCTCGTTTAAGTTTCATTGATCTTGTTGGTTGTCTATACTTGGGATAGCCATGATGGGTATCACTGGTTGGTATCGAGGCTCTTGATATGGTTGAGGGAGCGTGGTGACTTGGTAATATGCCCCCGCATCCCTTCCATCTGTTGCTGATAGGTTGGCAACATAGATGGTCTGGGTTTGAGGGACAGGCTGCTGGATGGGAGCGAATGCCGTGTAGATGAGTGCTAGTATCATGATTTTTTCTTGTTGTTAATTGATGACATATGCCAATTTCCCCTAACGATGTCACATTCATAGGCTCGTAACATCCCCATTCCACCAAACCCTTGCTCAAGTCGATGTTTGATAGCTTGGTCACATTTAGAAGATGAGGAATAGGACGACTTTCCGCATCCTTCACACTTCTTTGGCTTCTCTGCTCCCTTGATAAGACCTTGTTCAAAGGCTTCCCTTTTGTTTATGGGTGGCAACTCTGGAGTTTCATACCCCAATTCTTGTAGGATTTTATCTATTGCACTGCTCATTGATTTCTTTTTTTAGTTGTGAAAGATCCCTGGATGTCTTTCGTGCATCTGCCGGGGTTTCCCATGCCATCATAGCGTCACAAATTGAGACGGCACGATTTCTCTGGTCATTAGAACGCTGTAGCTTCTGGTGCATAGTCATTTCTGGCTTGCTATTCTCTACCAAGAATGCCTCAACAAACTCTTTGATTTCTTCATTCATGATTAGGTTATATGATACTGTATGCCGTTCCCCTGATTGGAGGAGGAGTTGGGTATGGTGAATGAGTCGCTTGCGGGATGGGCGTGATTATAGGGCGTGGTGATGGAGATTGTGCTGGAGGCAGAGGCTTAATCGGCTTACCCTTCGGAAGAGTTTCCACAATCACTGGCATTTTGGCTGGTCTGGGTGTGGGCTTTGGTGATGCTGAATGAATCCACAGCCAAATAATTGAAGCGGCAATCATTTGATTTCAGATTTGAGTTCCTCTTTTACTAATAATCGTTCTGAAGCTATGTTCATAACATTATCACATGCTTTAACGTAATTGCCATCATAGGTGTTTGCAACGTGCCAACACGATTCGACTCCAGATTTATACCATTCCACCAACTCCTTGAGCCTTGCGACCTCGTTGGTTTTCTCGGCAAGTTCGCGTTCTAGCTGACGGGCAAATGAAGTTGGCACAATCGGGATTCCTCGTTCTGGCAAAATTAGGTAAGCATCCGTCCGTGGCGTTGGTGTGGTGTCGTAGTTCATTTGATTTCAGCTTTGGGTAGGGTCACAATCGAAGCCTCGTATTAGTTCCTGCTCTTTTGCCATCTACTATCTTCAACCATACTTTTTCTCCGCAGAGTTCTGTATATTCTTCCTTGAGTTCCCTCTCGAGCTGACGGCAAAACTCTAATGGAATGTGATCCATTATATCCCATTCGGGAGTGGGTTCAGCAGTCAAGGAATCCTTGACAATTGGTTTCTCAATTTCAGCTTTGAGTGCCTCTTTAGCGAGTAACTCGCACGCTTCTCTACCTCTGTTGTAAGTTCCATCTGGTCGCTCGGGAGAGGCGATAAGCTCAAGGGCTTGTCGAAGCCTTGCGACCTCTTTGCGTAAAGCGGCCTGTTCTTTCTCTAGCTTTTGGGCGTAATAGTGAGGAGACCAACCAACCAGTTGCTCAAGGTTGTCAAAGACTCCTTCCATAACGAGAAGATGCTCGGCTCTGTTGAGGTGTCGCACTGCTTCCATAATCCTTTCTGTCATTTCTAAATTGTCGCTCATTTGATTTCAGTTTTGAGGTCTTTTAGCTTCTGGAAAACTGGCCACTCCATCCTGCGAACTCCGTAAAACCAACTATTTACGCATTGCTCCACTTCATCCGCAATCTCAATCGCTCGGTCTCGTTGCGACACGGCCTCTGATAACAACACAGCGGCCTTTAATGTAAAATCTTGTTGTTCAACAAGTTTCTCCATTGATTTCACTTGGTTTTCAAGAGAGGCGTTGAGTTCCATCTCAAGCTGACGGCAAAACTCTAATGGAATGTGATCCATTATATCCCATTCGTGATCTTTATATTCAGCGTCTGTTCTTGGTGTGTCACTCATATGATTACCTCAATAGCGGAATTTACAAGATCATGGATCTTTAGGCTTTTGCCTAGCGAGTTGAGGAGATGGATCTCACTCAATACATTCTCTAGGTATGATAGCTTGCTATTTAGTCTGCTTATCTCCTGACAAAGAGACTCCTTCTCTCGGTCAAGACAATTTTGTTCGTCTTCGTTGTATATGTTGGTCATGGTTTTAGGGTTGCTAGGTATTTTCTCTGTACTGGTTCAATGTCTTCTTGGAAAGAAGAATCAATGAATTGCGGGGGATAACCCTCCTCAATCTTCCAAGCTCGATACGCATCAGGATCTACGCTGGCGGTAGCCCCTTTGAATATCGGCTTCTGGATTTTTTGGGAAAGAACGGAGTAGTCTATTCCCTCGTCCTCCCATCGGCCTTGGTTGAGCCAAGTGCTAGGGTTGGGAATAAACTTTCCTCCTTCCTTCTGCCAATCAGGAGATGCTATGCTTTTCTTGAGTGCCTCAATGATGATCTCTATTGCCGGGAACTTCTTCCGCTTCCAGATGTCGTGACAATAGCCTTTTCCCGTCTTTCTAGGGTAAGCCTTCCAGAATATCTCAAAGTCGCTTTTACGGGCATTCTGGGGCGAATATGACTGACCACAACAGGGACAGAGTTCAGAATTGCTCATAAACCCACTCCTTTTTCTTAAGTTGAACTGCTGTGAAGGTAAACCAAGGATGATTTTCAGCAGCGACCTTTAACTTAATCCTACCCGCTTGATGCCAAAATCCTTTAATTTCTATGAATGAAATAAGCCCATCTTTATCAATCACAAGGAAATCAGGAGTGTAGGTTGTCCTGTCTGCCAGCCTTAAAGCCATAGCCTCAAACTGCCAGTGGTGGATCTCCCCTGATAGTTTCCTAGCCTCAAGAACCTTGGAGTATGCCTCTTCGGTCTTATTCATCTTGCCAGCAACTCGCCTGGTTGTATTCCCCTTCGCTTTAAAGTGTCTCATCGTATGCAGATTTTTTGCACTTGAAAATCCCTTCAAGTCCCGTTTCTTGCTTCATAATTAATCTGCTATATGCCGCACGAAAATCGTTGGAGAGTTTATACTCCTCCTGTGATTCTGTTGTCATGTAATAATTCCAGCGCAGAACTTCGTAAAGCATCCCGATACCAACTACGGCATCTGGACGCTTCTCACGGAACTTTCTAGCAAGTTGCACAAGGTTCTTATAAACATGAGGGTTGTTGTGATGGAACCTCTCAAACCTTGATGCCATATCATCAAAGATCTCCTCCTCAATGGGTGAGAAGTCAAAATCAAATTGATCACTCATTTATTTGGAAAGTTGATTTTTGTTTTGTCTACCATTCCAATGACATCCAAGTTGGAATAAGATCGCTGAACTGATCTCACTCCAGCATCAAAGGCTTCCTTTACCCGATCCTCAACTGAAGGAGGTTGATTCCCTTCAGCGAGATAACGGATATGCTCACCATCCCAATATCCTTGCGCTTCTTTTGAGTAGCTCATTTTAGTAATCCTGCTTCATCAACTGCCTTTTCCATCAGTTGATTAAAAAGCCTATTAAACTTGTTGAAATCGAGTGACCCATTCTCCCTGCGAGACATTGCTCTTGCCTCATATTCAGCGTCATCAATTAACTCGTTTCTAGCTTTGACATACTTGCAGCAGTGATATTCCGGGACGATAGAGTAACGCTCGGAACAGTAGCAGTGTCGTTCATTCATTGTGGTTGCGTGGTTGCGTAATTAGGTCAGATCAAAAAGGGATCTCTTCGCTATCCTCTTCTTGCTGTTGAACAACAGGCTTTGGACGATTCTGGAACGCTGGTGCTGCCTTGATTTTTTCAACGAACTTGGAGGGGAAGACTGTATCCTGCTGTTCCTTGATTTTGTAGTTACCAAGGATCTCGGATTTGATCCCGGCATCACGCTGCTCCTTGGTGAGGGAGTGCTTGACTGAACCATCGTTGTCATACTGATCCTTACCATCTCGGTTAGGCCAGCAGATGAGGTTAAGATAGGATGCTTTTGTCCCATCCTTCTTGGTGACTGACTTGAGGAGTGACTTGTCTATCTTTGTTACGTCTAATGATATTGTAAATGACATGGTGATATTATTTAGCTTGTTGTTTTGTTTTATGGTTTGACTGACATCTGTTGATCTTCATTCGGAAAGATGAATCCCTCATTCAGAAGATATTCCATGACTTTTTTGGCTTGATAAATGTTTGATGGCTTGCTGTCAGTGGGCATTGCTTTGAAATTCCCATCTGATTTTGTAATAATGAGCCAATCACGCCCCCGGTATTTGATGCCAAGAGCATATTCTTCATCAATTCCGTTTGATGGAAGGTTCACTGGTTGTGGTCTCGATGAGCCATCCAAGGGCATCTTCGAATTGCTGCTTGGCATCCTTACCTTTGATGCCTCTGACCTTTGCATAGACTCTTTCAAGAGATGCAACTGAAATCTTTGAGCAAGCAAGTATATCACTTTGTTCAACCACGCCAGAAAGTGCAGAAATAACAGCAAGAGCATCGTTGACACTCCTTGTTTTACGCCCTTCTGTTAGTGTTCGTCCAGCGAATTGTTGCCCCGCCATCATGCGAGCCTTCATCTCCTTCCTGACTTCCTCGATGAAGTCCAAAACAACCTCTGCTTTCTCATCAATAGCTAGGATTTCTTCGTTGGAGAGTTGGGGAACAACGGCCTTTGAGACCACTTCTAGTTCCTTATGCACCCCACGAACCTGTGGACAAATGCTTTTAGCACGACACCACTTGCAAGCATCTGGACTAGGAGTTCTGACAGCATCATGCTTTTGGGAAGCAGTAACGATGCCATAGATTTCCTGCTCTGCCTTGACTAGATCCTCCTCGTCGTATTGGGCAATCGTCTTTGGCCCCGCCATTGGCTGAATGATGGCAACAAGGATTGTCTTGAGTTGGGGTAATGCCTTCTTGACTAGGACGGCATAAGCTCGGAGTTGGTAGTTTTCAGCGGCTCCTGATTGAGCTACACGACCTGTCTTGTAATCGGTGACAACTGCTGTGTCATCACCAAAGAAGTCAATGCGGTCAATAGCTCCAGAGAAGAGATCATCATACCAGAATCGCTTCTCAATGACCTCCCTCGTTCTCTCACCTAGATCCAACTGACCGATCATCTCGCTGAATTGGGACAGACACCTTGTAGCGATGTCTTGCCCGTCTTCAGTAAGTGACTCAAAGGGTTTAGTTCCCGCTAGGACGGCATGAATATCCGTTCCTAGTGCCATATATTTATTCTCTTCTTGTTCTGGCAGCGTGGATTCTAGGTTCCAAGAGCCAGGACAAAGGGCAAGTCGAGAGAACCCGCTTGCTGATGGTTTTCCGTTGCGCTCGTCCATATTATTTTTTAATATGTGCGGCTCTGTAAGCAAAAAGCAATTTTTCTGCTGGACTGTATTTATACTCTTGGATCTTTGTTTTTTGGGTTTTCATGTTACTTAATAATGGTTGCTATTTTTTCAAGGATTCCAGAGTCATTCAGTTTGCTTAAACGCTCGCAAACATCTGCAAACTGCTCCAGTTTCTTCAATTCAATTTCCCTTTGAGGGTCATTTGAAAACTTCGCAAAAGAATCAAACAATGCCATCATTTGTTTTGTTTCTAATTCAGCAGATATTTTCTTCTGTCGTATGGAGTTTATATATACTTGGACTGATTCCGAATAATCAATCCATGCAACTTTAATGCAATCAGCCAAAACATCCATTGCTTCTCTTGCGGATTTTGCTCTTTCAACCATTGTCTCTGTATCTGTAAGGCTTTTCTCAAACCTTTTGGTTGATTCATTAACTACCTTTACTGACAAGTCCTTTTCGTGTTGTTCTTGTAAAGATTTGTTTATTGTTTCAACAGGAATGTTTCTTATTGTGTTATTGTCGGAAAATGTTGTTCCCATATTATTTTTTGTGTTTGATTGTGGTTTTGGTTACAAGCATTAGAGTGCTGGTTTGAATGCTAGAACGTCATCAAACTTCTCAACGAGTCGGGCAATTACCTTGGGGTTGACTTCCTTTAGGCGAACGCTCCGATCCTTGATCGCTTTTTTAGCGATAAGGAACTCAATGACATGAGCATCTTCAATCCCGGCATCCCACATCAAGGATGAGAGTGTAGTCAGAGGGTCTTGTTCCCCTGCTGCTTTCATGCTGGCCTCTACAAGTCCCGCAACGTCCACAGGAGGCTTCTCCTGCTTCGCTTTGGGTGCTTCTGCCTTGATGACAGGCTTCTGAACTGCTGGCTTGCTGGCAAGCTCCCCATCATCATCATCGTCGGCTGTGATGCCAAGGATGGACGAGATGGCGTAGCGTTTTGCGTAAGTCAAGGCCGATCCAACCCCCTGTGCTGTCTGATCCTTGATAGGCAAGAGAAGAGTTGATTCCCTTGTCTCTCCTGATGAGTGGATTATCCTTGTCACGACTCCCGCCTTGCCATCTTCAAAGATGGGTTCTTGGGAGATTCCAAGGTTGTTTGCGGCTAATACCGGACGAACATCGTCCAGAATAGCATCTAGTGATGCGTAGCGGTTACGGAAATGAGGATTAACCGCATTCTTTGCTACGTTGCGTAATTCTCCAAGTGCCTTGACAAATGAAGCGTTGAGTTGACTTTCTTGTGTGGTTGCATTTATGTTCATGTAGTTGGGTGCTTGCGTGGTTGCTGCTCCTGGTAGCTCCTAGAGGGTTGTTCATGTCCCTCTAGGAGCATTAGGAAGTTTTACTTCTTCTTGCCCTTCATCATGGGCTTCTTGCCTTTTGTTACTGGCGTTGTTGCTTCTGATTTGATCGACTTCCGCTTTGCTGGTGTCAGCTTACGAGTTTTGATCAAAGTCTCATTAGGGAGTGCCTTGACTTGAAGGGGTTTAAACATCCCTTTCATGCGCTCAAAGAGTTCTTTCATCGGTTAGTTAAACAGCAGGGGTCTCGGTAACACCCGATACAGGCTGTTGGTTCTGGCAAGGGGCGGTAGAACACTCCTCCTTGTTGATAAGTGCTTCGATCTCCAAGAGACGTCCCTGACTGATGTGACCGAGCTTGTTTGCTACTCCCTGTGCGATTTCGTTTAGTTCTGCTAGTGTGTGTGACATGGTTGTTGTTTTTGTTTGGTTCTCGCTCGGCGTTATTGCTGATCGAAAAATGTGTTTTCATTTAGTGACATTTCCAAGCTCTTAAAGCCTTGTTGACTCGGCTGTCGGGATCTTTAGCGGTCTTTGCGCTCGTAAGCTTGCTCTTGAGTCCCTTCATCCTGGCACAGAATGAAGCCTTGCGACCTGATTCTGCCTTGGTCTTGGGATTAGGTGCTGGTGCTTTTAAATGTCCCCCGTGAGCCTTGTTGTAGGAAGCACGACCAGCAGCGTTCAATCCCCCCTTGGGATTCTGTCCAGCTTTAGTCTGCCATTTCTCTGATGCCATAATTATTTCTTCTTTGCGGTTTTCTTTGAATCACGGAATGCCTTTGCAGTAGGTGCGCCTTTGCTTCCTACCTTCCTCATCTTTTCGCCTGATCCAGCGGCAATGCGTTCCTGCTTTTTGTGAATGTTGCTATAAAGTCCGGGTTTCATTTGGGCATTGTTAGAACAGCGAGAACGACAAGTCCAGAAAGAAGGATCAATGTGGCGATTGTTGTAGTAGGGTGGCTCATATTATTTTTGGTTGAAGTAATCCTCAAAGACTCCAACGGCAAAGCTGCTCATAGATCGACGCTGTGCTTTAGCGGCATCTGCTACCTTGTTTTTTAGCGGGACGGGAACGTATAGGCCAAGGAATGCGGAAGTCTTGGTTTCGGTTAAGACGGGAGCAATAGGCTCGGCGGCGGTGGGTTCGGCTTCGATTGTGGTTGGTTCGGTTGTCATGGTTGTATTAGTTAGAAGTGGTGACTATTGCATTTGTTTTCGTTTCTTGCAAATCTTTTTTTGCAGGAAGTGACGATCTATATTTTGGTAAGTAAAAATTCCAGTTGTAGTTTCGGAAAAGTTTTAAGAGGAAAGGAGTCCAATCCAAGTTGGGGCGGTCGCCGTTATAGGTTGTGTATTTCATACCTCGCACTCAAATTCCTGATCTGGCTCACACTCGGCGGTGACATCCTCAAGGTCAACGTCCTGTCCGCATCTGGGACACTCACCGGGGTCAACCTCTGCGTCTTGTCCGGGGTCATATAGTTCTACAGGCCCGTATTGTCCTGATGCTGGTTGCTCTGGTGAGAATGAGACTTCAAACTCAAACTCACACTCATCGTTCTTGCAAGTGTAATCGGTTTTCATGTTTGCGGCGGTGTTGTGGTTGCTGGTTCAGTTTATCCCGAACATTGCGTCGAGATGGCGATCTGTGGTTGACTCCTTGATCCTTTCAGAATCTTTATAGGATTGCAATCTCTTTTTTAGAATAATCAAGTCGGCGGCGATCTCTCTTGCCCTAGCGGTGCTAATCTGAATGGTATCTAGTTTGTGATGATGTGAGGTTTGTATCAAGTTGTAGAACAGGGGTTCGATGCTGGCTACAATTCTCTGCGTTTCAGTTATCAGGTCGGCGGCGGTGGTTTTAGTGGTCATGGTTTAATTTTGGTGGTTAGGTTGTCTGTTCTGCGTCCCGCTGTTTTTATTTCCAGCGGTTTTTCTATCCCGTCCCAGAGTTCCTGGAGTTGGGTGAAATTAGTTTTATCTGTAGGGTTTCCTCTATGACGCACAATTTTTAGGGGAAACTCATGAGGTCGTAGGGGATCAAGTTTTTTAGTGCAAGGGTTTTCTGATCGGCTTATGTAAAGATCAGACCAAAAGGTAGGTTTCCAATCTTTTGATTGGGTAATGGGTATTTTCTTTGTGGGAAGTATTGTAGGTGACCTTTTATCGCTTTTATCGCTTATCCGCATGATCGGCGGCGGTGGTTTGGGTGGAGATTCAATAAATTCTTCGTTCTGCTTAATCATGGTCATGAGCTTGTATATGATTTTTTCAAGCGTTTCCATAGTCGGCGGCGGTGATTAGATTAAGGCTCGACGGATTCCGGCAAGGTAGAATCTCCATGCCTTCGGCCTTCGGATCATGCAGACAAGGTGAAGGCTAATCTGTGATGTTTTACTCATAGTCTGCGGCGGTTAGTTGTTTAAGGTTTGCTGAATTTCTTTTATCTCCCGGTCAATAGCGTCACAAGTTGCAATAATGCGCTCTAATGAGGCTAGGATCGGGTTGATACTGGGTGCGTCCCATGTTTCAACTATGGAAAGATCGACGGTTATAGGCTCGGCGGCGGTGGGTTGTTCGGTTGTCATGATGTTATTTGGTTACTGGCGTGTCCCCTGCTGAATTGATCCCGGTCTGACAATGCGTTCCATTGCAGGGTTTCAACCTCCATTTTTATTTGTTCCATGTTTTTTATTCTTTGGTTTATTATTTTTATTCTTTTCCCGTTTTTTGCGTTGTCGTTAAAATTAAAGGGATTTTGATTGACAAGTTTTCTTGCATGTTCTGTTTTAACTACAAGCCGAAGCAGTCTCCCATAGTTTTTCGATAAGTTCTGTCTTCTCTGAATAGGAAAGGACAGATAATCCAAGTATTTTTTCGTCGGCGGTGCATAGTGCGAAAGAATACCAAAATCCTTTTTCGGCATTCGTTGCAGACACCAAGAGAATTTCACCATGTTTATTTTTGACAAGCGAGGCAAAGAGTTTCCCCGATAAATCAAAGAATCTGATTTGATTTTTTAATTTCTTAAATGTTCCCGATGCGGTGCGTCCGTTTATTGGATTGAAAAGTGTTGCGGTTGCGGATGCGGATTTATTGCAGAAATAAATTCCAGATGTTATTTCAAGGGTTTTCATTTTTCCCAGGGTGCGGTTGAGTTTCTGTTTTCGTGCGCTTTTTTGAGTTTGCGGCGGTTTTCTTCTGCAACTTTCTGGCAATAATCTTGCCATTCTTGCTGCGTCAAATCTTCTTCAATGTATGTGATTGTATAGGCGGCGGCGGGTTCAGTTGTGGTCATGGTGTTTTTTTGTTTTGGTGTTGTTGTTGTTTTTTATGGTAGTTATTTTTTTATCATGTTAGATATCATGGAAAGTTTCACATGATCGTAGTCTTTTCCGCTTATTAGTTCCAGGATGTTATCCATTAGTTTTATCGCATCGTCGCAAGCATCGGCGGCCAATGCTTCTCCGTTGCATTCTGGGTCATCGTTGTATTGCTCATACTCTCGGAGCATTACGGCGGCGGCGGTTTCTTTTGTGGTCATAGTGGTTTGTTAACATATGCTTTGCATAGTTCCACAAATCGATCTTCCTGTGCCTGTTTCCAATCTGCTTCGTCTTGCCAAGTTTCAAAGCCCTCTTCAGGTTTCGGCATCTCCTGATTAACCTGTTCTCTGATTTCGTCGTTTATTTCGTCTGGTGTTCTCATGTTGTTTTGTTTTGGTGTTATCCTGGGCTGAATTGCTCAGGCTACTTCCCACCCCGAAAGATGGGAAGTGTGCCTAGTCAATTAAGGGGAATGGGATCCATCGAATAAACGGCGGGAATGCTTCTTCCCATGTAAATGTGAGCCAGGCGAATAAAAGCGGGTTTTCTTTTTTCGTTCTCCTTGGTGAAGTTTATCCTTTGCCAAGTTTCCCCTTGAAAGTCTGCAATCATCACAGCTCGGAAGCCGTCTTTTGTATGCTTGCAAACCGAAAAGGAGAACGTGCGACCTTTGGGACTAATGAAATCACAACCGACAATCGGAATAAGTTTTTCTCTCATATTTTTAGGATTTGAAAAGGCAAGCGAACGTTAAGAATATGAACGCCTCAACAAAAAGAATGCCTAGAACATTAAGTATAAGGGTTTTCATGTTATTTTATGAGTTCAAGAAATTCTGCCATTGTCACGGGTTCGCTTGTCTCTTCAAAGATTGCGGTGGAGAACTCCCGAAAGCCCCTAAAGGTGTCGGCGTATTTTCCCGACACCTTGCAGCGTCTGTGACTGTATTCCTCCCCGACAAGAAAAGCCCCTGCTTGTTGGAACGCTGGCGGAACGCATCCAAGCATTTCCCAAAATCTCTCTTCTGTTGTAGTTTTCCAAGTTGTCATTTTTTTACTCCTTTAAGGTTAGAGGGCTTATAAATAAGATAGGAGTCTTGCGCATTCTTTCGCCGTGCAAACGGCCCCCGCAAGAGATAAGAAGTCGCCCGCCGCTTGCATTTTTAAGGCAATCTCTCTTTTGAGTTCGGGACTCAAGAAAATAGAATCCCACTTCTTCAAAGGAATATCGTTGAGGTTAGGGTCAGTTGACGCTTTCACCGCATCAATTCCAATTTTGCTCTTCACCGCTTGAATCAATGAGGGCGTGATGAATTGTTGATAATACTCGGAAAAGGTAACTTTTCCGTTGATATACTCCGAGCGTGTTTTCATGTTTTTTTTGTTGTTGGTGTTGATTGTGATCGCTTCCAGGGCCAGTATTTAAGCGGTTCTGTTGTCAATCACTGAGAACAAGATACCATCTTTTTAGATTCTTGCAAGATATATTTACAGGTAGGATGATCTTTTTTTTCATGGAGTAGAGAAAATAGTGTTGACACGTTTTTCAAGCGGTCATTATACTCAATTCGGCGTAGCCACTTCTTTATATAGGTTGCACTCTAGAGTATATAGGTTCAGAGATTGTCCTCTCTTCTTCTTAACGCCTCCAATTAGAGAACGTCCATCACTGATTACGATCAGAATCACCGTCTCCCGGCTTCGCCTCGGACGATACGGATCAGGAGCACGACGAGGGGGTAAAACTGGAAAGGTTGACTATGAAGATGAGACTATGTAAAACTCTGGAAAATGAACAAGAAAAAGACGCTATCTTCCAATAGCTTAAACCCTCGTCAATTAGCTTATGCAACCTTAAGAGCAAAGGGAACGAACAAGGCCCAATCCTACCTTCAGGCGGGGTATAAAGCTAATACCATAGAACAAGCCGGATCGGGAGCGTATAAACTAGAACAAGATCCAAGAGTCTCACAATATATCTCCACTCTCAAGGAATCTTCCTTTCTAAAAGAAGCTCTATCAGTCGCAGAAAAGCGAGCCTTCCTGGCTGCAACCGTTCGAGCCAACCCTCTAGATCCTGATTTACCTGGTCACTTGATCCAAGAGGCCCGCACAGAAGTTGACCCTGCCGGTAATGTTAAAAAGGTTATCAAATTACCTAGCAAACTTGAAGCAATTAACATAGATAACAAGATGGCCGGTGATAACTATGCCGACAGAGCCGGGAGCGAGATAGTCAATCCGTTCCTGGCTATCGTGAGCTTGTTTTCCAATCAACCCGGCACGTTGCCAGCGATGCCAGTGCGCCCGGTTATAGAGGCGGAGATTGTCCCATGATCTAGGGGTATGATCTACCTACCTAGTCCATCAAAGTGACTATACGGGGATTCTCGAAAGAGATTATCTTGATGTTATTGATGCTTGCCTAGAGTAGCAGGGGAGCTAGGAGAAAAGCCGGGGAGGGGTGATGATAAAAGCATTCTTCTAGGGTATCTGCTCGGGTGGTGGGGTAGGGTATGCACGCCTGGCGTGGGGGCGGTCGTATACGATACTCCCCAATGAAAAAATATCAGTATCTGGAAACTTTCCCTTCTTTTAGTTTCTTTTCATACACATTGGATTGCAGGAAGTGAAATGTATTGTATAGGTGCTTGACGAGGTAAATGGAGTGGTTATAGTTTTGGAACTATGGACAAAGGCGATCTACTTATTACGTTACTGAATGC